ATCTTGGCGTAACACAGGATTCCATATTAGACTCCGATTTTCTCCATAAGGCCTCCACCCGCAAAGCATTTGTAAAAGTTGAAAACAACTTGTACAATACGCCTGTGGGTGTAAAAGACAAGGCCCCAAGGTTGATACAAGGAGCTCGACCCGAATTTATCGCTTTGGTTGGTCCCGCCTTTTATTCTATTCAGAGTGCTATAAAAGAGTGTTGGTCCACCAAATTCATGGCTTGTTTCACTAGTTCTGTTACTTCTGTTCAGATTGGGGAGTATTTGAACGTTTCAGGACAAGTCTTTGAAAATGATGTATCCAGTTGGGATGCATCTATTTGCACCCAGCTTTGTGAGTTAGAGGTTTGGTTAGCAAAGCGGTTTGGTGCTCAGCGAGCGGTGGTCGATTTAATGATTGCAAATATCAAAACCCACGGAAAGACTACCCATGGTCTGAAGTATAGTGTAAATGGTACCCGTAAATCCGGGGATCCGTACACTAGTTGCATGAATTCAGTATTGAATGGTTTAATGCATATTTACTGTTTTTGGAAAGCAGGCATTTCCGTTGACACCTTACGGAAGAGCTTGCGTATGTGCGTGCAGGGTGATGATAATATAATGGTGTACCCAAAGTGGATGAAGCCCAGGTTCAATTTATTGTTGGACCTAGGTTTTAAGTCTGATAATTTGTACCGAAAATCCTTGTTGGAGGCTGAGTTTTGCTCCAACCGATTTTATGTCCACGATGGGGGTTATGTTTTAGGACCCAAAATTGGCCGAGTTCTGAGCAAATTCGGCCATTTTTCTGATCTGCCAGTGCATTTGGATGTACTGGGGGTCCTGCGGGGTGTCGCTATGGGGTATAAACATTGCGCGTCTTATGTGCCTGGTTTAGGTCAATTGATGAATCAGGTTATAAATAATACTTCCGGACATTTAGAAATACTCCCTAAAATGTACGATTTTAAGGTTGAGTATGTTGAAGTGTCTGTGTCTGAGGGAAAACGAACAATCAATTACTATAGGGATTTGTGTTATTACAAGTTAGACATGTCTGGTCTTAAAATGCCCGGATTCGGTCAGTTGTTGTCCCATTGGAAATTTGAAGTTTTGTTTGACCGGGACACAGATGGTCCTAAAGCGTTATTTTGTTAGTTTTTATTTATTTTCTTTATATCCCTAAGCGTTCTTGAAGCGGTAGGTGGAATACGAGATGGCAGGCAGTGACGTGCTTGGGTATCTGTTTCCTCTGAGCGATGGATTTTAGGGTGTTAAAAACCATTCTTTGGAGGGGACCGATTTACTTGTGGTAAAGTAATTAGGTGGTATCAGAGGTTCTTAGAATCTGCTCGCCCGTAATAGATCGCCTTTAGCAAGCGGTTAGCCTAAACCTGAGCTGGCCTCAGGTTGCAAGTCTTTAGTCGTGTTGTACAACGGCCCTTGGAACGTGGTTACATAATCCTTGGGGTTGTTTGTTCAGCATGGGGCATTATCCCCTTGTGACTACTGCACGTGCTATCCCTTTTTCTACCGATCCCTTCTGTTTTCAATTTAAAAATGCCTCGTCATAAAAACAAATCAAATCAAAAAAATAAAGTGGTTGCTGTTGTTCAACAGAAACCTAAACAAAAAAATAAAAGTAAAAATCCTACTAAATCTAGGTCCATCATTTCTTCGGTTGGGAATGCTGTTGGTTCTATTTTGGGTATACCTAAATTGGGTACTGCTGCTTCTTCTATTATGTCCAGTATAACTGGGCGGGGTGCTTATAAAGTCCGTAGTAATAGTTTTATGAATGCTAGTGATGCTATTCCTCAATTTGATAAAAACCTTGATGGTTCTATCATTTTGTCACATAGAGAAATGGTCACTGATATTCTAGGCAGTCAGAGGTTTAATAGTAATGTATATTTAATTGACCCAACTGTTGCATCCACATTTCCTTATTTGGCTAATGTGGCTATTAATTTTGAACAGTTTGAATTTTTAGGATTAGTGTTTTGTTATAATCCTACTTCTGGTAATTCAGTCGCTTCCTCCAACACCGCTTTAGGAACGGTGATTATGGCCACAGAGTACGATGTTAGTAAACCTGTTTTTGGTTCAAAAACTGAAATGGAGTCTTACGAATACTGTACTTCTTGTGTTCCTAGTGAGCCAATGTTGCACCCTATTGAGTGCAATCCTAAATTGGATGTGTTGAATTCTCGTTATGTTGGTGGTCCGGCCCGTCAATTTAAGTATCCTTTGTCCACTTTGCCAGCTATTTCCAATGTGGACTCTGAATCAGCGCAATTGTCTTTGGCAGCTAATTTACAGACATTAGGCCGTCTGCAATTGGCTACCGTTGGTCAGCAAGTGGACAATTCAGATTTGGGTGAGTTGTGGGTTTCTTATAAGATTAAATTAATGAAACCTCGATTGCCTCAAACTGGTTTGTGGTCTGGCATTTTCCATGCTGGTTCAACTGTGGGTTTGACACCTACAGGAGCCATCAATGCTAGTGCTACGCATCCGTTCACTGATGCTGCTATATATTCTGATTCTACTATGCCTCTTCAACCTGTAACCTTTCAGCCAAATGCCCAGGTTGTGTGGATAAATCAACTGCCCCCTCGTACTGTTTTGGACTTTCGTTACATGTGTAATGGGTCTGGAGGTACTGTTAATGTGGGTGCAGTTACTTTGACCAATTGTGCTTTGGTTACCAATATTTCTTCTAGTACTGGTATGCAAGCAGGTCCTATTTATTGCGGTGGTGGAACAGCTCAGACTATGGTTTTCTTTTCCATAATGTTGCCTGATATAACTGGTTCAAATGTGGTTGCGGTTAATTTCGCGCCACTTAGTGTTACTTCAGGTTTCGTTGGGGATTGGGATCTATTTGTTACAGTTAGGCCGGTTGTGGATCAATCTGTTGGTCCGGGCCCGTTAACTTCTACTGCCCGTGATGAATTGGTGTCGATTCGGCGTCAGTACGATGGTGCCATTCAAAAACTTCAAGATAAATTGGATGGGTTAACCACCTTGACTCAGTTTTTGCAATGTAAGCCTGAGGAGGTTAAGACTCCCGCTGATGCTGATTCCATTTCTGCGGAATGGGTCAATTCATTGTTGGTCGATGGTTTGGAATCAGCTTCACAGGTTGATCTTCATAAACTTGTCGATCACCTTCGGTTCCATGGTATTGCACCTAAACTTGATGATCCTTCTTTGAAGATTTCTTCCAAGCAGGTTGGTGTTAAAGGCCGGGATCCATTGGTTACGGCTAAGTAGGTTCCCTCAACTCGGTCGGACCCTTGTTGAGGTAGATAGGCGCTTCTTAGATCGCTTGTCTCTAGTTGTGTTATAAGACTAAGACTGTTTGATTTCATCGCTCAGACAACGACCAACATAAGGTGATTCCTTTTTAGTTTGAGTGGGATTGTGCTCTATTGCTGTGCCCAGGTGGTAATGATACTGTAGACACTACGTTATTAGAGCTTCTTTCCTACTTTGTTGATTGGCGAAAACCGTCTGTTTCGCCTCTGACCCAGACGTTGTGTGCAAATTCCCGAGTCGACAGGGCCGCTTTAGAAATTCCTGTTGTCCCGGTGAGAAAGAAGTAATAATGGGCTG